AGTATCCAGCGCCGCCGGTCGGTGTTTGCAGCTGTGCAACGCCAAGCCAGGTGTCGTCGGCGTTGGTGTCGGTGGTGAGTGTGAACGGCACGGCTGTGGTCAGGCCGTTGAAAAGGTTGTAGAGCAGTCCGGCAAGGCTGGCGGCGTCGGCTGTTGTGTTGTTTGTGGTGTAGTAGTCGAGGCTGTTGAACGGTGCGGTGCCTGTTTGGCTTTGCGTGGCCAAACCGTCCGGGTACACGTTGATTTGGTTAAAGACGTTTTCGGCTGACGAAAAGAACTCTAAGCCGGTGTAACGGATTGCGCCGGTGTCGCTGAATGTTGCGGATGTGGTGGTTGGTGGGCCGACGATCATTCCGACTTGGCCAGCAAGCACGCCCACATTGTCCCGCTGGTTGTCTCGATCGTCAATAAAGTATTGGGCTGTGCGCGCAATCTTGTTGACAAGATCTAGCGCATTTTGGCCTGGCAATGTGATCGTGCTCGATGTTAAATCGCTACCACGATTGGGCACCAATACGACGCCAGCTAATGTGCATATTAGGCCCATTTGTGACGTGCACTCGGCTGCCGCAATCGTGTTACCACTCGGCACTGACGCTTGGAATGTGTAGGCCGCCGTTAGCCCTGTGCCGCCTGTGGCCGAAATGATGATGCGGTCACCTGGGGCTAGTCCTGTGCCGGCGTTGTACGGTATGTCGTAGCTTCGGCGTATGTCGGTGATTTTGCCGCAAAAGTAAGCGCGGGCTGTGTCGGTGTTTGTGACCCGCACATCGATGTATTGGCCGATGGCTAGCGGTGTCGCGTAACTCGCTGCCGGTATGAGCTCGATCGTGCAGCTGGATGCCTGGAAGTTGTCTTGGAAGTAGGTGCGGCCCCGAACGATCTGCACCGACTGGACGCCGGTAAGGGTTGTGTACGTCCCGTTTTGGGTCGTGGCGTAGTTGACGGTAGGCGCTGTATATGGCATTAGGCGGCGCTGGTTCGGATCGGCACGGAACCGTTTACTTGCATGTAGCGGCGGAGGGCCGCGACGACGGCGTTGGGGTCGCCTCCGTTGACGTTGATTGTGATGTTGTTCCCAGTGCCTCCCATGCGGTCGAGGGGGACGACGGCTTCGGGGCCGGCTTCGCCGATGAGCGCCAGGGTGGGGCCGGTGACGATGCCGCCGGTGGCCATTGGTCGGACATTCGGTGCAGGTCCTAGGTCGCCGCCGCCTTTGTTACCACCGCCGAAAATGTTTCCGAAAATGTCTCCGGCTTTCAAGAAATAGTCGGCTAGTGGCAACGATTTAAGAATGCCTGTTTTGCCGATTTTGCCGAGCGGGCCGAATCGGTCAAAAAAGTCGTCGATTTTTTCGTTGATAGTTTCGATCTCTGCGCGGAATTTGTACGCGGCCGCGGTCAATGCGATAAACCCGGCGGCCGCCAGGTAAAGCGGGTTGGCCGACATGACGATGTTGAACGCGGCTTGCGCAGCTGTTGCCAGTTTGGTCACTGCTGTCCAGGCTGTCATGGCCGCGTTCGCCGCAATGACGGCGGTGGCGATCGTGCCAAATGCGACGCCTAGGGCGACAACTAGACCGGTGTTGTTTTGAACGAATGTGGCTAGTGATTGCAGGATTGGCAGAAGTTTTTCGATGATTGGCAGGAGGGCTTGGCCGATGGATTCCTGGGTTTCGCCGATCGCCACTTTCATTCTGTTGAATTTGCCTTCGGACGTTTCGGCCGCGGTGGCAGCTGCGCCACCAAACGTGTCGGCTAGGCGTTTGCCGATTTCGTCAAACGATGCGCCTTCTTTGATAACTGCTCGCAAGGTTGGGTCAAGTTTGGCTAAGGCGGTTTCGTTGCCGTTGTATGCCTTGGCGAGGGCTTCGGAGACGGTGGTGAGGTCTTTGCCGGTGGCCGCCGAAATGTCCAGGGCCAAATTGAGGTTGTCTTGGGCGGTTTTGGTGTCGCCCATGCCTCGGGCCAGCGTTGCTAGCGCGTTGCGCAGGTCGGTGTCGGCGACACCGGTTGCCAGCGTCATTTTGCTGACAAGGTCCTCGACCGATTTGATTTGCGCGTCGGTGGCTTTGGTTGACTGTTCGAGAGTGCGCGCTAATTCGGCCTGGGAGGCTTGATCTTCCATTGCGGCTTTGGCCGCCGATCCGGCAGCAAGCGCTAACGCTCCCAGGGCTGCCGCTGCTGGCACTGCTGCTTTTTTTAACGCAAATTGGGCTTTTTCGCCGGCGGTCTCAAGTTGTTTAAACTCTTTGATGGCTTTGTTGATGCCTTTGCCGTCAAAGTCGGAAATGATGGGAATGTTGATTGCCATTTAGATTTCCTTTTGCACCTTGCGGACGGCGTCGAGCACTTGGCGTTCCATTTCGGCTTCAACTTTGCGCACGTTGCGATCTGCGGCTGGCCACATAAAACGGGCAACGCGCCCAAACTGGTTGAGGGCGGTGCCGAGCGGGTTGCGGTTTTTGCCTGCGAACTCGATAATGACGGCCGCCGGGTTGGTCTGTTGGATTTTGATAACTGATCGGGCGTCGCGGCGAGTGTCGATTTTGTGTTTGACGCCGGCTCGAGCCCGTTTGGCGTCGTAAGGGAATTTTTGGTTGCCGCGTTGGGTCCAGTTGCGTTCCATGCCGGACAGCATTTTGGCTGGATAGGCGTTGCGGGCATCATCAACGATCGGGGCGACGATCTGTTTCACGTCGCGGTTGAATTGTTTGCGCAGCTCGGGGTCGAGTTTGCGGAGAGCTTTAATGGCGTCTTTTGCCCCGACGATTTCGGTGCTGGCTGTGACGCTCATCGTTTGCCTCCTTTGCGCTGTTTGTTTATGACGTCAATTGCCGTCGCTAGGTCTTTGGCTTCAAATGGTATGTCATGGGGCCAAAAGCCTGTGGCTACCAGCAGCTCCGCTAAGGCGCGGTTGTAGCTGCCGGCTGCGTAGGGTTTTGGTCCTCCTGGCTAACGACTTCAAGGCTGACAATCTTTTTGGCGTATTCATCGAACACCAGCGGGACCGTGATGCCGGCGGCTTTGCTGGCTTCGTATGCCAGGAACGCAAGGTCTTCGGCTCCGATGCCTGCCGCCAGGTCACCTGCGCGCCGTTTATATTTGCGTTCCCAGGTGATGACTGTGAACAAATTGGTGGTCACAATGTCGGGTCCGTTGCCGGTGTCGACGCTGATTTGGATTTTCATGTTTCTCCTTGCACGGTTGGAGTGTTAGTTACGGGGGCGTGATGTCGCGGGCGAACGTGCCGCCGGTGAACGTCACTTCGACGGTGGCGAGTTCGCCGACGGTCGAGTTGATCGGCGTAAACGACTCGAGGTATGCGCCGGTAATCGTGTATTCCGGATTGGATGCGCCTTCGGTGGTGCCGCTCGGCGAAATGACCAAGGTGCTGCTTTTGCCGACCATTGCGAACAGTGCGCCTTCCGTTTCAATGGTTGCGCCTGTGCCGCCGTAAGCCAGGAAAAGAGTTATGGTGCACTCGACCTGTGCCAAGCCCGCCGTGAAGGTGCGCCCGGTGTCGCCGAAACTGGTTGATTCCAGAGCGTCATTGCCGATCGTAAGCGTGACCTGGTTGGCCTCTGCGCTCAGGTCGTAGGTGGTTGCGCCCTGGGTGATGTTGATGGTGGCGTTTGACAAAAACGTTGTAGGCATTGTCAGTTTCTCCTTGCCGCGATTGCGACTGTCAGGTTGTAGGCGGGTATTACTTGGTCGCCAACTGTGACGGTGGCGGGGCGGCCGCCGGTGACGGCCAGGGTTGTCGACGCCATGATGGTGTCGGCGGTCGTGATGAGGTAGTCCTCGGCGTCAAGGTTGCCTGGTGGGGCCGCCAAGATCAGCAGGTCGAAACGTATGTCTCCGACGTTGTAGGTGAACGCGTCAAAGGTCGGCGGGTTGACTAGGACGGTGAGCGGGCGGGCGTTTCGCGGGTCGATGACAGCTGCCAGGCCGAGCGCGGTCAGGGCGTTGACGACAGCTGTGCGGCAGTCGGCGAAAATGCCTGTGGCGGGCATCAGGCCACCTGGCTTCGGCGGATGCCGAGCAGACGCATGATTTGGCCCATTGTGCCGGTCGGGGCAGTGATCGCCATGTCTTGAAACGATGCGTAGGAATCCACCGATCCGCGTTCACGGTACAGGGCTGCCGCGTACATGATTGTGCCGAGTTTGACAGCGCTACTTGGCACGGAAGAGAGGGACTCGCCTTGATAGCCAGCCATCTTCCGCGCCTTGTAGGCCCAAGCGTTAGCGGCCTCCGTGCAGACCGTAACGAAGGCTGTGTCGTTAGCGGTAGCCACGGAAATACCTAACCACGACAGAACGTCTGCGGCGATGATCCAGGTGCACGTTTCTGTCCAGGTCAATGTGCCGAATGGGTCAGCTGCGGAGCGCTCAAGATCGTTGCCAGCGTCTTTGAAGAGCAGCTGGTTGGTGATGATGACGTTGTCGTCATATAGCCAGTCGCCCTCGTCGTCGACGCCGGTGTATTCGTAGACCGGGACAGCCAAAACGGTGTGTGTGCCGTTTAGGCCGTGTCCGAGGCCTGCCAGGGTGATTGATTGACCGATGCCGATTTCGGTTGCTTCAAGAGTCTGCACCACGGCGTAGTCGTCTATACGTTGGTGAAACGTGACGGTGAAAACGGCCATGGTGCAGAACTCCTGGGTGCAGCTAGCGGTGGATCAGACGAGGATGCCCTTGACGAACTTCGTCGAGTCGATCATCAGGGCGGCGAAGTAGCCGCGGAAGGCGATCGTGCGAGAAAGCGTCGAGGGCGCGTCCAGACTGATTGCGCCCTTTTGCTGTTCGAAAATTTCGTAGCCAGACGGGTCGCCGACGATGAAGGTGTCGTTGGCGAAGTT